TCTAACTCATGGCAACGGCAACATTCCTCGGCGCGGCGAACACGTTCACCGTCGGCGGCGTCGATCTGAAGGATCAACTTCAGAGCATCACGATCACCTACACGAAAGAGGCTCTCGAAGTCACGACCCTCGCCGACACCGCGCGCAAGTTCGGCGCAGGCTTGCAGAACAACGAGATCACCTTCACGGTGCTCGGCTCGTTCGCAACGACCGAAGCCGTACAAACGTTCTTCGGTGACGTCGGCACGACGAGCGACATCGTGTTCGAGCCGCTCGCAGGCGCACCCGCAACCTCATCGCCCAAGTACGAACTCGTCGGCGCATACCTCTCCTCGTTGCCGATCACAGTCAACGTCGGCGAGTTGCTCGCAGTCACCGTCACCTATCAGGGCGGAACACTCGATCAGGACATCACCCCGTAATGATCGACATCTCCGTCTCCGTTGAGCGGCGGGACGGAACCCGGGAAGAGTTCCCGGTGTACCCGCCGACCATCATTGCGTTTGAGCGTTGGGCAAAGATGGGAATATCTGCCGCGTTCGCAACTAACGCCGTCAAGTTCGAGCACCTCTACTACCTCGGATGGCTCGCCGAGAAAGACTCTGGCGCAGTCGTGAAGATCTTCGACGAGTGGCTCAAGACGATCAAGAAAGTCGACATCGTCGAAGCCCCAAAAGGCTAATCCGGGGATCACTCCTTGAACTCGTAGGAGTCATGGCAGTCGACACCGGGATCTCGCCGCTCGATCTCATCAACACACCGCCGGAGATCCTCGACGTCATGCACCGTAGGCTCAAGGATCGCGCAGAAGCGCAGAAGAAGGGCCGCCGCTAATGGCATCGCAACGCATCCCGACAGGCACGTACGGATTCCGTCTCGAAGAAGGGACAGAAGGCGGCGTCAAGATCGAAGGCCTCTCGAAGGTACGAAAGGCTCTCAAGGATCTCTCGGAAGACATCGATTATCGAGCGCAAGAGTTCCTCCCGGTGAACAAGGCCATCGCCGCACAAGTCGCCTCAGACGCTCGCGGATACGTCCCGATCCGAAGCGGCGATCTCTCGGCAACGATCCGCGACGCCGCAACCAAGACCTCCGCGAAAGTTCGCGTCGGCTACAAGGCCTCCGTTCAGTACGCCGGGCCGATCCATTTCGGATGGCCTGCTCGACGGATCAAGCCGCAACCGTTCGTCTATGACGCGATCGACCGTCGCCGCGACGAGATCAAAGACCGCTACGAGAAACTCGTCAAGAACCTCATCGAGAAGTACGAACTCAACCCGTAGTACGATAGGACGTCACTATGGCGATGATCTCGGTCACGATCTCCGGCAACGCCGGGCCGCTCAAGAAGGCCGTCGGAGAGGCCGATCAGAGCCTCGGGAAGATCGGGGACTCGTTCAAGAAGGTCGGCCTCGCCGCCGCCGCAGGCTTCGGCGCACTCGCCGCCGGTCTCGGAGCGGCAGTCAAGGCCGCCGCGGAGGATCAACAGTCCTTCGAGCAACTCCGACAGACCATTCAGAACACGACCGCCGCAACGGACGAGATGGTGCAAGCGGTCGACGATCAGGTGGCGGCGATGTCTATGGCGTTCGGTGTCGCCGACGACAAGTTGAGGCCCGCGCTAGCGAACCTCGTCCGTGCGACGGGCGACGTCACCATGTCGCAAGAGATCCTTCAAGTGGCGCTCGACATCTCCGCCGCGACGGGACGCGATCTCGACTCGGTGTCGCTCGCACTTGCGAAGGCGTACGGCGGACAGACGACATCTCTCCAGAAGTTAGGCATCCAACTCTCGGACAACGCCAAGAACGCCGGGGACTTCAAGGTCGTCACCGATGAACTCACCGCGCTTTTCGGTGGCGCGGCGCAGGCTAACGCGGACACCTTCTCGGGCAAGATGGCGCGCCTTCAGATCGTGCTCTCGGAAGCGGTGGAGACGATCGGCTCGTACGTTCTGCCGATCGTGACCGAGTTAGCCGAGTTCTTCCTAAACGACCTCGTGCCGATCTTCCAACGCTTTATTGACCGAGTCGGCCCCGCGATCGGAGACGCCTTCCGCAAGTTCACCGACATCGTTCGCGCTATCGCGATACCCGTCATGGATGCGTTCCGTTCCGTGTTCGACAAGGTGCGCGAAGTCGTCGAACGCAACGGAGAATCCATCGAGAAGGTACAAAAGTTCTTCGGGGACTTCGTCGCGTTCATCCGTGACCGAGTCGCTCCGCTAGTAGTAAACGTGCTCGGAGGAGCGTTCAAGTTCATTATCGAGAACATCTTCCCGGTACTTCTAGACGGACTATTCAAGTTCATCGGAGCGTTGGCGAACGTCGGATCATTCGTCATCAAGGTCGCCGACACGATCCTCGGAGCGTTCGAGGCGATCGCGAACGGCATCATCGACGCGGTCAACTTCGTTATTCGACAGATCAACCGAGTCCCCGGTATCGACATCTCAGAGATCGGCGGCGTCTCGTTCACGATGCCATCGTTCGGAGAAACCGCGCCAACGGCTCCCGGCTTCATCGGATCGCCCGATCGAGTGGACATGGGCGGAGCATCATTCGCGGGAGCGATTCCCGAACTCACCGTCCCGGAAACCTCCGGCGGCGGTGGAGGCGGCGGCGGTCGAGGCGGTCGCGGTGGACTGTCGATCGACCCGCGCGCGCTCGAGTTAGGTGGCCTCACACTTGCCAACCTTGCCGACTACGGCAACCTAGAATCCGCACGACTCGCCGATCTAGCACTCCTCGACACGGCGCAAGCCCCGATCAACATCACCGTCAACACGGTCACCGCCGACGAGAACCTCCCGACCGTCATCGTTGACGCCTTACAGAGATACAACCTCATCTACGGCCCCGCCGAGATCGAGATCGCCGTCTAGACCATGCCCGCGACACTCGTCTCGGGAGGGACGTACCTCTTCGAGATCGACACCGGCTTCGGCGACGGCTTCACACTCGACGACACGCAACAAGGCATCCTCAACGGGACGACGTACGTCCTCGACGGCGTTGACTCGTACTCGGACATCTCGTCTCAAGTGCAGACGGCGCGCATCTTCCGCGGACGGCGTACAGATTTGGAATCGATCCAACCGGGGACACTCGTTATCAACGCGATCGACCCGGCACGAAACTTCGACCCCTACAACGAGGACTCGATCTACTACGACGAGTTCGACGACACACCCGGCCTCTCACCGCTACGGCAGATCCGGGTCTCACGCAACGGCGAGTACCTCTACAAGGGTCGCGTCGTCGACTTCGCCTACTCGTACGGCTCCAAGCCGGGAGAGTTGCCGCGGGTCGTCATCACGTGCGCCGACGACCTCTTCCTCCTCGCGAATACCCGCCTCTCGGCGTTCACACCGTCGGCGGAACTCTCCTCCGCACGAGTGACGACGATCCTCGACCGGCCCGAAGTTGACTACCCGGCGGCGACCCGAGACATCGAGACCGGCACAACGACGCTCGGCGCGTACGCCATCGCCGAAGGAACATCGGCCCTCGAGTACCTTCGCAAGGTTCAGACCGCCGAGCAGGGACGCCTCTTCGTCTCCCGGGACGGCGACCTCGCATTCGACGCTCGCGTCGGTGCGACGCTCTCCGGGCCGTCCGTCGTGTTTTCTGACGTCGCCGGGTCGGGCGACACGCCGTACCGCGGTCTCGGGATTGACTACTCGACGGAGGACGTCATCAACCGGGTCGTCGTGCAACGCACCGGCGGAACCGCTCAGACCGAAGAGGATCTCGCATCGCAAGCCTTGTATCAGATTCAGGCCTACACGATCACCGACTCGCTCCTCTCCACCGACGCACAAGCCGACGCGCTCGCCCTCTACCTCCTCGCACCAACCCCGGAGCCGCGCTTCTCGTCCCTCGTTGTCGACCTCTATCCGCTCGACGCCGGGGACAAGACCGCCGTCGCGGAACTAGAGATCGGCGACACGGTTGAGATCACCAAGTCGTACGCGACCGGGTCACCCGCAACAGTCACCGAGGAACTCGCCGTTGAAGGGATCGAGCATCTCATCTCAACGGCAGGCCACACGATCACGCTCTACACGGCCCCGACGACCGTCGTGTACGCGCTCCTCCTCGATGACGCGGAGTTCGGTATCCTCGACGCCGACAATGTCCTAACGTAGAGAGGCTAGGATCTAGGCACTATGGGCGCGAACGCACAGACATCAGTACCCACCTTTACGGCGGGACAGGTTCTCACCGCGGCACAGATGAACGACTCCGCTCGTACTGGCGTCCCGGTGTTCGCGGATTCGTCGGCTCGCGATGCGGGATTCGGTGGCACGGGCGAGAAGACGCTTGCGGAAGGTCAACTCTGCTACCTCGAAGACTCGAACGTAGTGCAGTATTACGACGGCTCGTCATGGGCGACAGTCGGACCAGCAACCGCAGGCGCACTAGTCAAAATCACCTCTAGCACCATTTCCGCACAAGGCACCGTCAGCTTTGACGACTGCTTTAGCGCCACCTACAACTTCTACCGAATCATCCTCACGGGCATCACAAGTAGCGCCACGACCAACATGCGATTCCGGCTAAGAGACGGAGGCACAGACAGAACAGGTGCGGACTACATCCGTAGAGGAAACGCAAGCTCAAGCGGCGCATTGACAAACAGCACAGCAACCGACACCCACGCACTGCTCGGTCAATTCCCTAGCACCAAAGGCGCAACAGTCGTACTAGAAGTCGGAACACCATTTGACTCAGGCAGCCGCACACCGATCTACAACTACATCTACGACCAAGGCGGCATCGGCTACCAATTGGTACAGCTGTACAACCAGCAAAACGAGAACGATGGCTGCACTTTCCTCATGGACAGCGGAACATTTAGCGGCCACATCGCAATTTACGGATTCGCACTGTAGGAGCAATTATGTCTACCGTTACGATCATCAACGCCACGACCGGCGAAACCATCGTCCGCGACATGACTGACGCCGAACTCGCACAAAAGGCTCTCGACGATCAACGCGCAGAAGCCGAGAAACAAGAGATCGCCGCATACATCGCCGCGAAAGAATCCGCGAAAGCGAAACTCGCCGCGCTCGGCCTTACCGACGACGAGATCAACGCGCTCATCGGCTACTAGCCTCGGAGCGCATGGAACGCCTCCGCACATTCGCTCGCAATAATCCCGTTCGAGTTCAAGCCTTCGTCACCTCTGCGCTACTGCTCGCCGCGTCCGTGTGGGACGTACCGGCGGAAGCACTCGCGACGTTCGTTCTCGCCGCGCTCGGCCTCGGAGAGTTCACGCAGAGAGTCGAGAACCTCAAGACTGCTCAGGCATACCGCGACACATACGTCGATACGGACGAGTGAAACGTGCGACCCGTGAAGCGGGTCGTACTGCCCGCCGATCTCACGAACGCTAAGAACGGGCAACTACGACCGAACCTCCTCCGAGCGATCCGACCGCTAGGCCAACTCCATCACCTCGCCGCCGACGCCTACCATGCGATGCGCGCCGCCGCGCTCGCCGACGGCATCCGACCCTTCAAGCCGACCTCAAGGGCCGACACCTACCGCACCTACCAAGAGCAAGTCGCCCTCTTCACCTCCCGTTACACGATGACCCCGCTCCCGGGCCGTCCCTCGAAGGTATGGGAGGGCCGTAGATGGTGGCAGAAGCCGAACACGGCGGTCGCCGCCGTCCCCGGAACCTCGAATCATGGCCTCGGCCTTGCCGTCGACATCTGGTCGGCCTCCGGGGACCGGCTCGACTGGCTCGAGGCGAACGCTCTCACCTACGGATTCTCGTGGGAGTTCACCTCCGGCGCGGAACCGTGGCACATCCGCTACTACCGAGGGGACGACATCCCGCCCGCCGTAGCCGACTGGAAGAACGCCCGATGAACACGGCGATCACCGTCTCGATCATCACCGGGGTCGCGACCCTCGCCGCGGCGATCATCCCGACGATCATCGTGCAACGCGCCCGCCGGGAGAATGCCACCGATCACGGCATCGTCCGTACTAGGCTCGATCGCATCGACGACCACATCGGCGTCGTGGAGGCGGAGGTTCGTAACGTGGCACTAGGCCTCGATACGCACCTCCTCGAGCATAAGAGGAGCGAGTTAGATGAGCATTCTTCAAGAGTTAGAGGCCAAAAAGGGTAAGACTCAAGCGTTAGTCGACTGGCTTGAGAGTCGTCCGAAAGACGAGCGCGACG